ACCATATGTGCTATCGACGTATTCTTTAAATTCTTTGATTAGTTCTGCTTCATTGAATTTGTAATCAATATTTGGAACGAGAGTAAACGTATATTCGTGTTCTTCATAACCCTCTTTGGGCCAATCTTTATAATCCTCAAAATCTGATGTGTCAATCGTGACGACGTTTTTTTCTTTTGCCATATCCAAGTCTCCTCATTATTTCCATACGTTGTTCATGTGTGTATGAAGTCCATTCTGTTATCTCATCCACTGTACGGCCGCAGCCAATACAAGTTTTATTTTGTCCGATCTTGCAAACCTGTATACACGGGCTAACATATAAATCTTTACTCATAGAATAGGTGTGAACCTATTACGCGGATCAATTTCATTTCTTTCGACCAAGCCGGATTAACCCAATTAGCATGGTAATGATTTGCACCAAACGATGGATCCTCAACATTTCCTATCATAACGTCCCGTGCTATAACTTGGGCCTTTTCCCAAGCCTTTTCATCAGTTGGGGTATGATCCTTAATCATGTGGGTCCAACTGAATTGTTTATCCTGATATACCACACCGCAGATAGTATCTGGCCAACGTTGATCTTTAACTCGGTTAATAGTAACTTGTGCTACTGCTATTTGGCCCTCTGAAACTTCACCACGTGCTTCATGGTAAATATTTAGTGCCATACATTTATGTTGTTCCGGATCTACTTCCGGTCGAAGTGATAATGCTGCCGCAAATAATCCTGCTGTTATTCCCATGGTAATTAACCCGCTCGCTGTGTTTATTATTTTACGTTTCATGGTTATTTAGCCTTATATTCATGAGAATACTACACTATTTTTAGGGCTATGTAAACCCCCTAAATTCATTTTATTTGAAAAAAGTTTAAATAATATTGTTTTTAGGTTGCCAGCCCAAACGATAAAGGTATTCGACATTTGCCTTTGTGTGTACCCTTTCACCTGCAGGATTCTCTTGACGAATCTCGCCTTCCCAGTTAAATCTCTGCATTGCCATATCTAGTACATTGAATGATTTGCCTGTACCGATATCCAATACCTTTTCATGTATACTGGGGAAGTTAACTAAGATTGCCCAGATAGCATTACAAAGATCGTCAACGTGGATCCAGTCACGATGATGGTTAGCATTAATATAAGTTACTTCACCACGTTCTAGCTTCTTATATAACATATCATCACGGCCAGGCCACACTGTGTGGAACCGCATACCTTTTGCATTCGGGTGGTCTTCAGCTGCTACCTCACACATTTTCTTAGTAGCTGCATATGGATTACCATACCATTCATAAGCATTAGAAGACGACGCATACAAATGTCTATCACATACCATTGATCCAAATGCCAAAGCATTACGAGTGCCATTCACATTATGGTCATAATACTCTTCTGGTACTTCAAATGATTTACGTACGCCAGGAATAGCAGCTAAGTGTATAAGAGCATCGTATTTCTCATCGACATACATAGACCAGTTATTCCAGTCTCGGATATCACCTTTGAAGCAAACGACTTCTTGATCTTTGCTCTCTAGATATTTTAAAAGGTGCGAACCAACGCACCCTTCATGTCCTGTTAATAGTATTTTCATTCGCTTTGATCCTGACCAGGCATTTTAAGTGGACGATTTAGAAAATCATGTCTGGGATCTTGACCATCGATGCCACCTTTCATATATGCACCGAAGAAGGAAGCATAGTTGATAAGGTCGACAACGGAATCTTCTAATGACTCGAAGTTTGGTTCATATTCAGGATCTAATTCCATAGACTCCATAACAGACTGTAGACGAAGCATCTTGCCGGTCATAATGTCTAAGATAGTAGCACATCCACGTGGATAGTACATAGCCTGACGAACCCGAGAGTTTGGATTCTGGTAGTCATTACCTTTTTTGTTTTGGATCTCAGCAGCACGCTGTAGTATCTTCAACGACTCTTTCATATTAATCTCCAACAGCTAGTGGCACATCACCGTGATTACCAGAGTGACTTGGTCCAACCCAACCATCAGGCTTAATTAGATCCGGTAATCCGAATGGGTTCGGACGTCCAGGCTTTACACCTACATCTTTAGCCATATTGGCGGAATAGATCTCGTCCCAAGCCTTCCATGCGTCTACACCGAATACGTCCAGTGTACCAATAGCAAAGACACATAGATCGATTAGACCATCTACGATCTCTTCCGGATCTTTACTATCAATAGCATCACGTGTTTCATTTAGTTCCTCTTCAACCATATTAAGGCGGAATCGGAGATAAGTCTGCATTAGTTCTTTATCGTGTTTATTCTTTTCAAACCACTCGTGCACGCCGAACTTATCGTGCATTTTGTTAATATCTGCTACCCAATTTTCTGACATGGATTACCTTTCTTAATTTCATATAACACATTATAATAGAATTATCTAATATTGTAAACACTAAAGTAGCGTTCCATCGTACTGGGGATTGATTTTTTTAATCCCCAGTGCCCAGTTCTCTGCTGCATCCTCTACATATCTAAGAGATTTTCCCATAAATTCTTCTGTATGAAACCACTTAGCGGCATCTTTTTTATAATACTTAATATAAAAGTATTCTTCCTTCAGGTCAACGTGGATCTCACAGTATTCTGATTGATCGTCTTTATAGAATGTAGATAGATGCTTTCCCATGTTACTCCTCCTGAATAAACTCTAATGCTTTAGGGTATATACTTGCAATGGCTTCTGCTACCGCCCGCGCCAATTCCATATGTTCTTGCTGGGTTCCATTTGCCGAACGTAACTCGATGTAATGTATCCAGGAGCGAATAGTACCATTAACATAGAGACGACTAGGCGTGTTGCCTTCCGGTAGTACGGCTCTCGCTTGTTCTTTTGCAATTCCATTTTCAATTGCCCAATTGTATGCTTTCATGGCAGCGTTCCATACTAAGCGCTGATGTGTCTCCCATGATTGATGCAGGTTCATATCATCTGTCATGACACTATTCTGACGGTTTTTAGGATCTTGTAATCGAGCCTTACGGATTACAACAGAGTCATCAAGATCGCGGATGTCAGCATACCGCTGAGAAAACTCTTGGAATGAGAATGATCTGTGGCGGAGGAGCTGTCTTGCAATGTCTCTTGTTGTTTCGATTTCGATACAGGCTGATGCCATTTCGAATGGGCTCCAGTGCTTGTGCTTGATGAGATACTCAAGTAGCTTTGGCGTTGTTTTGGTGTTAGCTTGGTTCGCTGGATTGGAGACACGGGCGCAATACGCGATGAGGTCTTGGATGTTATCCAATCCCTTGTAAGCTGGTTCGCCTGCGTGGATACGACCGCCGGGTTGGCTATAGGATATAAGCTTTGCATGCATTTACTTATGATACCTCTTTCATTTTTTTGTATCGAGATTGCGGAGAAACCTTTACCTTAATAAACGGCTTATTAGTTTCTTCCTTATTAGGATTGGCAACTGTAAAGACTACGTTTTTACCTTTATCCAATGCTCGTTGTTTATTTAGCATCTTTTCTAGAGGGGTCACTCCAAATCCAGATGTTTTCATTGATGATCTAGCCATTATAATTTAAACTCCTTAAATCGTTCATTCATTTCTGTTTTATCAAATGTAGGTGTATCGTCTACCAAATCTGTGGATCCTTCCGAATCGAATAGTTTCATCTTGGACCTATCAACACCAACCAAGAATCTCTTATTAACGTTCGGATCATTATATCTATTCTTTAACTGCTTAACCATAATTTGATTATCCGCTGCTAACTCTTCATTAGAAATAAGAGCAAACATTAGATCGGCAGTGGCAGGCAAGCCAAAGGATTCCGATGTATCCTCTAGACCAACGTCAGAGTTACTGTATCCACTACGGGTGGTCTGTGTAGCTGATACAATAGGAACATCAAACTCTACTGCTAATCCACGAATCTCTTCGGCAATAGCTTTGATATAGCTATATGAATTGATTGATCCACCCATGCCTTTCATACGTGCTGATGCACAGATATTTAGGTAGTCGATAAAGATGATATCAGGCACAAAGTTCTTTTTTAGTTTAAGCTCATTCAGCAAAGCCCGGAAGTGATTCGCATGTGCCTGACCTGTAGGATATTCCTTTATAATAAGTTTACCATTAGTTTTAGATGCAATCTGTGAAACCTTATTCACCAACATATCTTTCGATAGTGTTTCCAATTGGTCAATAGGTAAATCCAGTAAGTTTGCATCGATACGTTCCGCAATACGCTCTTCGCTCATCTCCATAGTGATATATAAGACGTTCTTACCTTCATTTAATGCTGCAGCACCAACGTGACACATAAAGAGGGATTTACCCACGCCCGTACCCGCGAGAGCGATGTTAAGCGTCTTATTAGGTAATCCACCCTTTGTAATCTTATTAAAGAAGTCTAGGTCAAACGGAATTCTTTCTTCTTGCTCATGGTAGAAGTCATATCGGTCAGCTACGTTCTCAATATAATCGTGACCGATATTCGTATCAAAGGAAACTGCCAAAGCCTTAGTAAGAATGTCCGGAAGAGAGTTCTTAGTCAACGTATTATGTTTACCGTCAATAATACTTATACTTTCCATAATTGCATTATATACTGCACGATCCTGACACCACTTCTCAGTAGTATCAAAGAGCCATTTATCATCGATAGCTTCATATGCAAATATATTAGGAATAATCTCTACGGCATGCTGATACTGCTCATCGTTAAACTTATCCGATTGGTCTACCTCGATCTTAAAAGATTCCTGTGTAGGCAATCGATTATACTTGGCGACATACTTAGCAACCTCTTTGAACAGCTGCCGATATACACCATCAAAATATTCAGGCTTTATAAACGGTAAAACCTTACGCATGAACTTCTCGTTAGTAAGTACATTGCGCAAGACTGTTTGTTCTATATTAGCGTTCATTGGTTTCCTTTATCGAATTTTCTATGATGCTTAATAGTATCGCACCTGCAGTAGATTGTAAATCCACATTATCAGCAGAATCATCAACAGGCGAATATTTTACAGAAAAGTCGAAGTTCAGATGTTCACCATCCTCAGACACTTTAATTGTACCAAAATTAATAATGGTTTCAATAAACTCTCCTGTTAGGATTCGAATGTCCCAATGGTCGTTTTCGTCCGATCTGGTAACTAATTCATAGTCTACATTTTCTTCCATTACATATTCTCCCTAATTTTAGTGGCTGATATCTGATGTATCTCTTCACCTAAATCATGTTTGGTTATACTATATCCAAC